CTGGCAGCCACTGAAAGATGAACCTCCTGCCTTATGGCAAAAAAGATTCTTTGTGGTGGCTGACTGATGGAAAGACATCGGTTATTGCAGAGGCCATTCAATGAGTGGTCTCGACAATGGCTTATACCCTACACGGGATAACTTAACTGATATCCCTTTTAACGGATAAACGGAGCCAACAATGGCAGAGATTATTCCCATGACTGAAGAACAGAAATTCCAGTTAGAGATTTACAAACTGGTCATGAACCAGAACGCAGCCGCAGAGGAAGCATTTCAATTCATTGGCACTGACGAGCTGAAGCTTGAGCTATTCAAAATTCACTTCCAGTCAGGCGGCGCTAATTCTGATATCACGACCCGCACTATCGAAGCGGTTCGTAAATCGAGGGAAGCGTTAGACCTGTTCACTGCCGGAGCATAATCATGGCAAATCCAAATTTCACGCCATCGTGGCCTCTCTACAAAGATGCTGACGGCGTATATGTGTCCGCTCTTCCGATTAAAGCTATCAAATACGCTAATGACGGCAGCGCTAACGCAGAATTCGATGGTCCGTATACTGACCAGTACATGTCAGCGCAAACAGTAGCCGTATTCAAGCCGGAGGTCGGTGGATATCTGTTCCGAAGCCAGTACGGCGAGCTCCTCTATATGAGCAAGACAGCATTTGAAGCTAAGTACACTTCTGCAAGCGGTTCAGTAACGAATGCAGAGACAGCGGATAAGTTATCTACTGCTCGCACTATCACACTAACCGGCGCTGTCACAGGTTCAACGTCATTCGATGGTTCTGCTAACGTGACTATCGCAACTACCCAAGGAAGTTAACAAGGAAATGATATGGCGGCTGAAGATAAGAAAATTGGTCGCCCATCGGCTTACAAACCAGAGTATGCCGAGCAGGCGAGAAAACTTTGTCTGTTAGGGCATACAGATGCGGAACTGGCTTCTTTCTTTGATGTTAGCGAGCAAACAATCAATGCGTGGAAGCACGCGCATCCTGATTTTCTTGAGTCCATAAAAAAGGGTAAGGCTGTTGCGGACAGTGAAGTCGCCGCAAAGTTATTCCACCGCGCCACCGGGTACGAACACCCAGAAGATGATATTCGCGCTGTCGATGGTTCGATCGTCATAACTCCTACTGTGAAACATTATCCACCCGATACGACTGCTGCCATTTTCTGGCTTAAGAACAGGCAGCGAGATAAATGGCGTGACAAACAGGAAGTAGAACACACCGGAGAGGTTAGCCTGATTCAGCGCATTCAGGAGGCCCGTAAACGCGCAAGGGGTGAGTGATGTCATCAGAATTTGAGGCAATGCTTGCCGACGATATGGGGCGATTCTTCTATGACCCACTCGGATTTGTGATGTATGCATTTGAGTGGGGAGCTGGCGAGCTTGATGGCTTCGACGGTCCAGATGAGTGGCAGAAAGAGTTTCTCACTGATTGGGGTGAGGCGATTCGCACTAACAACTTTGATGGTGTAAAGCCAGTAGAAGCATACCGCTGCGCAACAAGCTCAGGTCACGGCATCGGGAAAAGTGCACTCACTGCATGGGTAATTCTCTACATCATGAGCACCCGCCCGTTCTGCAAGGGTGTTGTAACAGCTAACACCTCAGAGCAGCTTCGAACCAAAACATGGGGCGAGCTTGGCAAATGGAAGAAGCGCTGCATTACCGGGCACTGGTTCGAGTACAACAACGGCAAAGGTAATATGAACATCTACCATGTAGACCACATGGAGTCATGGCGTTGTGACGGCCAGACCTGTCGCGAGGAAAACAGCGAATCATTTGCTGGTCTTCATGCTGCAAACTCAAGCCCATTCTACATTTTCGATGAAGCTTCTGCGGTGCCTGACAAGATTTGGGAGGTGGCAGAGGGAGGCCTGACAGACGGAGAGCCTTTCTGGTTCGCGTTCGGCAACCCGACACGTAACACCGGGCGCTTCCGTGAATGTTTCCGTAAATTCAAGCATCGCTGGAGGCGCAAGCAAATTGATAGCCGTCTGGCGAAGATGACGAACAAAGAGCTCATTGAAGAATGGCGAAACGATTATGGTGAGGATAGCGACTTCTTTAAAGTACGCGTTCGTGGCCTCTTCCCGTCTGCGTCTGACCTGCAATTTATTCCCCAAAGCTATGCTGATGCCGGTATGTCAAGAAAGCTGGAGCACAGTCAATATGGATTCGCTCCAAAGATTATCGGCGTTGACCCGGCATACTCAGGCAGTGATGAGGCGTGTATCTATCTGCGGCAGGGGCTTTATTCAAGGCTTTTAGGCTCTTACCCTAAAACAGACGACGATGTGAAGTTTGCTCAGGTAGTGGCTGCTATCGAGGATGAACACAAAGCTGACGCGGTGTTCATTGATTTCGGTTACGGCACGGGTATTCATTCTGTTGGTAAGTCGTGGGGCAGAAAGTGGCAACTTGTGAGCTTCGCGGGAGAATCGAAAGACCCAGCAATGCTCAATAAGCGCGGCGAGATGTGGAACGCAATGAAATCCTGGCTGAATGAAGGCGGAAGCATTGATGACCAGCAGACCGCTGATGAGATTGTCGCCCCTGAATACAAAGTAAAGCTAGACGGCAAGATTGTTCTGGAGTCGAAAGACGATATGAAACGCCGTGGCGTTCCATCACCCAATCGGGCCGATGCACTGGCGCTGACGTTTGCATTCCCGGTAGTTAAAAACAAACCTTCAAAAGTAATCCCCGCACCGATTAGACCAGTACGCAGAGGACGATAATGGCCGACAATAAAAACAGGCTGGAGAGCATCCTGTCGCGCTTTGATGCGGACTGGACAGCCAGCGATGAAGCCAGAAGGGAGGCCAAGAATGATCTCTTCTTCTCCCGCGTATCTCAGTGGGATGACTGGCTATCACAATACACAACCCTGCAGTATCGCGGGCAGTTCGATGTTGTACGTCCAGTGGTGCGCAAGCTCGTTTCTGAGATGCGTCAGAACCCTATTGATGTTCTGTATCGTCCAAAGGATGGAGCAAGTCCTGACGCTGCTGATGTGCTGATGGGCATGTATCGCACCGACATGCGGCACAATACGGCGAAAATTGCTGTCAACATAGCCGTTCGTGAGCAGATTGAAGCAGGCGTGGGTGCGTGGCGTCTGGTCACTGACTACGAAGACCAAAGTCCAACTAGCAACAATCAGGTTATCCGTCGAGAGCCTATCCATAGTGCCTGCTCCCATGTTATCTGGGACAGCAACAGCAAACTGATGGACAAGTCTGACGCCCGTCACTGCACAGTTATCCACTCAATGAGCCAGAATGGTTGGGAGGATTTCGCAGAAAAATACGACCTCGATGCTGATGATATTCCATCATTCCAGAACCCCAACGATTGGGTATTTCCATGGCTGACGCAGGACACAATTCAGATCGCTGAGTTTTACGAAGTGGTCGAGAAGAAAGAGACGGCGTATATCTACCAAGACCCGGTTACGGGTGAGCCGGTAAGCTACTTTAAGCGCGATATTAAAGACGTCATCGACGACCTGGCTGATAGTGGATTTATCAAAATTGCAGAGCGCCAGATTAAGCGTCGCCGGGTATACAAATCGATTATCACCTGCACCGCTGTACTCAAAGACAAGCAGCTCATTGCTGGCGAACATATCCCCATTGTTCCGGTATTCGGCGAGTGGGGCTTCGTTGAAGATAAAGAAGTGTATGAGGGGGTCGTCCGCCTGACAAAAGACGGTCAGCGTCTGCGCAACATGATTATGTCGTTCAACGCCGACATCGTTGCCCGTACTCCGAAGAAGAAGCCGTTCTTCTGGCCTGAACAGATTGCAGGCTTTGAGCATATGTATGACGGTAACGACGATTACCCGTATTACCTGCTCAATCGCACGGATGAGAACAACGGAGAAATGCCAACTCAGCCGCTGGCATATTACGAAAACCCTGAGGTACCGCAAGCCAACGCCTACATGCTGGAAGCAGCCACCGCAGCAGTGAAAGAGGTAGCGACGCTCGGCGTTGATGCAGAAGCAGTAAACGGTGGACAGGTATCCTACGACACTGTTAACCAGCTAAACATGCGCGCTGACCTTGAGACATACGTGTTTCAGGATAATCTGGCTACCGCTATGCGTCGTGACGGTGAGATTTACCAGTCGATAGTTAATGACATCTACGATGTTCCTCGCAACGTGGTAATCACCCTTGAGGATGGCAGCGAAAAAGAGGTTCAGCTAATGGCTGAGGTTGTTGACCTTGCCACTGGTGAACGGCAGGTACTGAACGATATCAGGGGACGCTATGAGTGCTACACGGATGTTGGGCCATCATTCCAGTCCATGAAGCAGCAAAACCGCGCAGAAATTCTTGAATTGCTCGGCAAGACGCCGCAGGGAACGCCAGAATATCAACTGTTGTTGCTTCAGTACTTCACCCTGCTTGATGGTAAAGGTGTCGAGATGATGCGTGACTATGCCAATAAGCAGCTTATTCAGATGGGCGTTAAGAAGCCGGAAACACCTGAAGAGCAGCAATGGTTTGTCGAAGCGCAGCAGGCCAAACAAGGACAGCAAGACCCGGCAATGGTTCAGGCGCAGGGTGTGCTGTTGCAAGGTCAGGCTGAACTGGCTAAAGCGCAGAATCAGACGCTATCTCTTCAAATCGACGCGGCTAAAGTCGAAGCTCAAAACCAACTTAACGCTGCGAAAATCGCAGAAATATTCAACAACATGGATCTCAATAAACAGTCCGAGTTTAGAGAGTTCCTCAAAACCGTTGCTTCATTCCAGCAGGACCGCAGCGAAGACGCTCGCGCAAATGCTGAGTTACTCCTTAAAGGCAATGAACAGACGCACAAGCAGCGAATGGACATTGCCAATATCCTGCAATCGCAGAGACAAAATCAACCTTCCGGCAGTGTAGCCGAGACACCTCAATAAGAGAGAGTTAATCATGGAACCAACCACCGAAATTCAGGCAACTGAAGACTTAACCCTGTCCGGCGATTATGCAGCGGCATCTGCTGATAGCTTAGTTGTCGATAATGCCAACGACAATGCAGGTCAGGAAGAGGGCTTTGAGATTGTCCTGAAGGACGATGAGACAGCACCAAAACAAGACCCGGCAAAGAACGCAGAATTCGCCCGCCGCCGCATCGAGCGCAAACGACAGCGCGAGCTTGAGCAGCAGATGGAAGCAGTTAAACGCGGAGAATTGCCGGAGAGTTTACGGGTAAACCCTGACCTTCCACCTCAGCCGGATATTAATGCCTATCTGTCAGAAGAA